CTTTGTCTTCAGCCTTTTTAGATAAACCATCTAATCTTTTTAAATGTCTTAAAAAATCTTTAAAATGAGCAATTCCTTTTTCTCTCATTTCTTCAATATAAGATACAACATGCGGAGATTTTTCAGGATTAGTTAAAATAGAACCCCATTTCTCACATGTAGGCTCGGAGTAACCAGCTTGTTTAGCTGCTTCTTTTTTTGTAATATTAGGATAATTGGCTACATAAACTTCAGCAAATGTTCTTTGCTTTGGTGTTAAATTTAAAAAAGTTTTTTTACTATTTCGTAATGTTAAACCAGTTCTATCCACTTTACGCTCCTATGTAAGATTATCTAGAGTTATTATATATCAGTAAACCTAAAAGATCGCCAGTCCTTTAGTACTATGAAATTCTGTGTACTTTCTGTGTACTACTATGACAAAATAAGTGTTGGTATTGCTTACTAATATTAGTTTTTCTGTTAGTCTGGGTACTATTGATGTAAAAAATATTTATAAGAGTATTTAGTCTCAAGTATCTATATAGGGACAGAAAAGTTTCACGTGAAACATAGGGCACCGGAGGTGTGGTGGATCCGGCACCCAGTTATAACTTACATAAATTAATATTTAAGTCAAGGGGGCTACTCCACTCTCGCTTTGTAGCCCACCTATAGAAAGGAGTTTAAGATGAAATCCTAAACAAAAATCTTATAACTTATTTATCTTTAAGAATCAAATAAATAATTGTGCACCCTATTGCAAGTGCACCCATATTATAAAAAAACATACCTAATCCAAATTCTGATGTCATGTTTGTTTTGTCTTTTGTAATATCGTTTTTCTTTGGCCATTACTCATGAATTCAAAACCAAATTCTTTAGCAGCATCTTTGATCACTGTAATATTATATTTTTTCCAATCATCGTAGATAAATACTGCGCCCATTGCAGCTCTTCTTGCAAAGAAAACAGTTTCTGTCAGTACGTCTGTAGTTTTATGAGGACCATCAAAATGTACCAAAGCGTATCTGTTTAAAACATATTGTTTTGAATTATAAAAAAATTCCACACCATAATAATATTTTTCAAAAAATATATCATCAGGCATATTTAATAAATTGAACCTGGGCTCCTCTGCAAAATCTTTTTTAACTTCAGCAAACATTTTTTCATTGTAATCCATCTTAGTTGGTTTGCTATTATCATAATGTGGATACATAAGATCACCATAGGGATCTATTCCAATATGAAAATGTAATCCTGAGTAATTTGGTCGGATATAGTTCATTATGAGTTTAGTTGCTAAACCTTTTCTAACACCAATCTCAGCTGTCAACATTATTTCTTCTTTGTTTTTACTAAATTCTTTTGCAGTTCTTTCTGCCCAGGATGAAAGTAAATCATACTCCCTGGAGTCTCCTTCTATTGTCATTTAGGTACCTCTCCCTTTGTTTTAAATAATATATTTGTGGTTGTGAGTAATCGTACTCTGGCCTTACTTTTTTTAATCTTAAAAAATTGTCTCTGACATACTCTGGTTCGTAAGCAGCAAACATGCATATTAATTTAAAATCCTCGCCATTATCAATAAACCATTTTCTTGATTCTTTTTTGGCAACGACCAATGAGTGTTCCATTCCTCTGTAGAACAAATCATCAAAGGCTCTCCATAAGACTGCCTTCCACAATCGAGTCTCTGCTGATATAGCTTGTGATTCGTATTCTGTATGCATAGCTCCTGTTTATTGACAGGAGACAGACTTTTGGAAGATCGATGATGGTAACTCATGATGAAGTACTGTCTCCTATCACTTTAAGTCCGTTACTGGTCCGTTGTCCGCGTTCTCGTCTATTTGTATGACGCATATAGGACAATTCATATAGTTATCACCATCTAATTGCAAGACATTTTGCGGTAGCACCCTTTTTACATAATGATTGCCATCGCAACTCGGACAGCTTTTATAAAATGTAGACTCATTTGCGTCTGCCATTCTTGCCTCCAGTCTTCTCCATATCCTTCATTATTTTAGCCTGATAAGCTTCAGCAGTCATACCTCTTTCTTTAGCTCTTCTAACCACTTCTTTATCGATTAAAAGCTCAATATACTCAGCTGGCTTTCGATATTCTTTTAAACACAGCGCTTGCAGCAACGTGTGAGATTTTCTTCTCACGGCTACTGATTTCCATTTATTTATATCCATAAGTTATTCCCTCCTCATCGGTTTTAAATTTAACTTTATCATTAAACTTCATTTTTATTTTTACAGGTTTATTTCTCAATCTACCTGCGCCCTTGAACACATTACCACTTGTAATCTTTACCCACATTTTTTCATCACCCTTAACCTCATCTTTAAACCAAACATAAGCCATATTATCGTATTGATCTTCGGTGCTTTTAATTATTTTATAAGCGTCCTTACCACAATCACTACAAGTATACATTATATTATTGTCTTCACTCTCAATCATAATCCTCCTACATTAAGTACCACAATACACATACAAGAATTAACAAACTAAATCGTGGTAAGAATATGCCAATGCATAAACTTACCAACAAAATAGTTTTTATAATTCCAACAGCAATCATGGTGTTAGTTTATTTTTATCTCTTCGAAGTAAATCAGCTTTGATAGTTTCATTTGCAATATCTCTATCAAAAAAAGCAATACCTCGTTCACCACCTTCAGGTTCAAAGATAGTATTAATTAACCTTTTCGCTGCATAGGCCCAACGATAATCTTCCGGGTCCAACATAATACCTTCCGAAGTATAAGTAGGTACTTCTTTAATTATGTTGTGAATTGACTTTGAGAAAGCAACCCAGTTGCAGTGATATTCTTTATCTCCATCTTTTCTACTCATTAGTCCGTCCTCAATCCTGACACATTTGCAGAAACATAATTATCTTTTTTGTTCCTGTACTCGATGTGATATTTTTTATTAGGATCTAGTTTACGTCTTAACTTTTTAAAAGACATAGCTTCCATTTCTTTTGGAGCACCAACTTCAACATGTACTTCATTAGAATTAGGATCTTTAATCTCCGGCCCTAACTCCATAACTTTGTATTTGTATCTCATTAGTTCTCCTTCTTCTCACCAAGTGCATTCCAACTTGCTAGTTGATCTTTTACTTGCATAAGTAATTGTTCAAACTTAACAGCTGCTGCATTTGATTGATGTCTGTTTTTAAGTTCACCATCTACCCAAAACTCAATCATATCGTCTTCATCATGAATTTTAATTGTAAATGATTTTGCTGACCAAGATTTTATACCACGACTTGGGTGTGGATCTGATCCTACACTTGTATCAACTGGTCCAGTCAATACAGATTGTGCTGTTATACCTGCACCAGTAGTTATACTATCAGGTGAGCTAGTAGTTATACCAGGAGAAAATATTTCTCCAGATTCTTCAAAACCTTTCTTCTGACCTGTTATATATAACATTTCAACAAGATTATTAATTTTGAAGATTATTTCTTTTTTGTTCATAGTTACCATCCTTGTTTATCCCACGAACATACAATATCCCCATCAATAATCAAGACATATTTACATTCATGCAAAAAAAAGGTACATAGTTTAATGGAGTTCATATTAACAATGATAATGTGTAGTGGGTCTGTAAATACCTGCCTACCACCCTATACAATGCCTCAATCTTATCCTACAATTTATGAGTGTATGGTTGATGGTTACGCAACATCTCAAGATAAATTAATTGAAATAGGGCCAAATGATGTCAATTTACACAGAATATATATAAAATTTGAGTGTAATGAGATCATAATTCCGCCACAAAAACCAAAGGTTAAGACTTGACAAGATTAGATAAAAGTGCATATAATCTTCCCACGAAAGCTTATCGTATACAAATAAGGCATAAAGGTATGTATTACGATGAGGTAATAAATGGAAAAGATGACGAAGATTCATTAAAGAATTTTTTCGTTAAGGGTTTTGAAGGTAAAATACAACCTGTAGAGCGAGATCCTATTTATACGCCAGATCATCTTTTCTGTACTATTGAGGAGATAAAAAATGAGCTTACAAAAATTAGTTCAAAAGAAACTCAAATTGGAACATCAGTGGGCGGAACAAGCACTGAACCAAAACCAAGTAACACCTGATATGAAGTGGATGGATATTAGTATAAAAAACCTTAAGGTGGCCATCAATAATCAGTGTGTAACTGATGCAAAAAAAGAACTAGAAGTTAAAGATTAATCCTGGTCTAAAATAATCCCTGGAACATCAACTTCAGTATAGACTACCTTTCCGTTAATTTTCTGCTCCACTATTTCACAACACAATGTACAAGTGAAAAATTTTTTGTTCTTTGTAGGATTAAAATGTGTATGTTCATGACAAATAGGACACCGTCCTATATTTAATTTTTCATTTATTTTAATGTTCATCTGTATGGCCCCAATTATTACCTACGGATATATCTACTTTTGAAGGTACTTTCAATGAGGGTATACAGTTTTCCATTATTGTTTTTATTTCGTTCATGGCAGGTTCTGAATTTTCGCGTGGAAGGCTAAAACATAACTCATCATGTATTTGAATTAGTGGATAATAATTTTTTTTTGCACAGTCAATCATGGCTTGTTTTACTTGATCAGCAGCAGATCCTTGTATTAATCTGTTAAGAGCTTTGTACGTGCCAGCTCGTTTAATACTATTCTTACCGTATTTATTAACTGCGTCTTCAAAATTTGTAGCTTTATGTAAACCAAATGAACTAGGCTCCCACTGTTCGAATCTGCATTTCCTACCTTTCAAGGTCCAGATAGCACCATTTTTATCAGCCGAATCAGCAGCTCTGTTTGCTAATTGTTTAACAAAAGGCACCTTTGCATTATATTCCTTTAATATTAACTCTGCTTGATCTTTGTCTATTCCTAATTCACGTGAGAGTTTATTTTTACCCATGCCATAAAATATACCTAAATTAATTGTTTTAGCTTGAGATCTAGGAATTCCTGCCATATCAGCTACGGTCTGATGGAAGTCTGCATTTTCATTCTTATAGGCCTCTACGAGCTCCTCAGAGCCATTAAACCCTATACTTGAGGCATAGTGAGCTACTAATCTTGGTTCTTGTTGTGAGTAATCAAAAGACCCCCATTTACATAGCTTATCAGGTAAAAAC